GTAAATCTATACCTTCTAAAAATGTTGCAAAAAATTTATTCGGTACGTTCTTGGAAGTTGATTACCAAGAGTCGTCACCTAAAGTCATAATACAATTTGCCGCTCAATCGTCAAAATATCTTGCGGATATGGAAGGTAAAAATTATAAATTTTCAGACGATAGTTTTTATATTGGAGCAACAAATAATAATCCACTAATTACCACAACATTAGGAGATTATGGTAAGGGCGATTTTAGTAAAATTAATAAAGTTGTGGCATTTGAAGTTAGTTTTGGTGACCAAAACCAAGGAATTTTTAAAGGGTTTGGTGTAGACCAATCAACATTAAAAAATACGTCAGAAACGTTTGTTGTGGTGGAAAATATAGGAAGAGCAGCATCGGGAGCGGGAGCACTTAATGTTGATGTTGGATTATTCGATTATTATAAACAAGCATCCTATCAGTGTACGGTTACATGTATGGGTAATGTTATGATACAACCAACAATGTTTTTTTATTTAAAAAACATCCCTATGTTTAGAGGGTCATATTGGATTACCCAAGTTAGTCACGATATAAACAGTAATAATATTACAACTAAATTTGTTGGAACTAGAATGCCATATAATTCGTTACCCGACCCAACTGATTCATTTGTTTCAAGTTATAGGGTTTTATTTGATAAAATAATGTCAAGAGCATTATCTATTCTTAAACAGGACGCTAAAACAAACACCACAAATGATGAACCAGTTAATGGTGAGAATGGTGTACCATATATGACAAATAGGGGAGGAATAAAAATTCCTAACGAAACCATAACTAAAGGTAGTAATACAAATACCGTAGTTGGTATAACACCGTATGGTGTACCATATAATGGATATGACGATGAAAAATTAATTCAAAAAATAGATAATCCATCATTTGTACATGAAGGTAGTGGTACGTGGTTAAGAACAGTAGTTACTAAAGCGGGTGGTGAAACTGGAAACACTTTAAACCCTGATGTAACAATGAATATTGCAAATGGAATAAAATGGTCGGATATTAATCAAAACGATAAATTTTATAGTACCCATTTTGATTTAAAATCTGTAAGTGTGGATAAAATTAGAGAAGGGGTAACTGAATTTGTGAATCCAAATGTTAAAAATTGGAAAGTTTATACTTTAAACCCGAGTTATTCATTTACAGGGACGATACGTACTCAAGGTCCAATAAGTAGTGGACCTAATTCATCTATATATGGAATGTCGATGTCCGCACCTTTAATGACAGAGTTAGGTTTATACCCTAATCAGGTTGTTTATTTTAGAATTAAGTAAATTTGAAAGTTTTTCACTTTACTATATATTTATAGAATAAAATACTATGAATAATGACAAAATTAATAATAGTTTAAATGACTATTATTCAAAACCAAAAAACGTACAAACTATTTCAAACGATGGAATGGAAAGACAAGAATGTGACATCCAAACGGGAGAATGTTATGTTATTAGGTCGAAAGACGGTATTGTAGAAAGAATAAATAAAAAAGTAATAACCGAAGACGGAAGACAACTCTTACAAGATTAATATCATGAACCAAATAGAAAAAAAATTATTAGAAGAAGTTTCAAGATTTAGGGCAATAAATAAATACGCTAATAATCTTTTAAACGAACAAGATGCACCACCAACCGATTTACCACCGGCAGACGCTGGTGTGCCACCAATGGATATGGAAACACCACCGACAGACGCTGGTGTACCACCAATGGATATGGAAACACCACCGGCAGATATGGGAGCACCTGTAGAAGATAACACCGAAGAAATCGATATCACAGATTTAGTTAATATGACTAAATCAATTAAAAAAGATGTTGACGATAGTAAATCTGAACATTCAGGTGTTAATCAAAAAATGGATGATATCTTTACTAAATTAGGTGATTTAGAATCAAAATTATCTGAAATGGGTTCAATTATAGATAAAATAGACCAACTTGGTTCTAAAGTTGATTCTATGAAAGAAAAAACACCTGAAGAAAAATTGGAATTACGTTCTTTAGATTCGTATCCATTTAATCAAAATCCACAGGAATTCTTTAATCAAAAACAAGGTGAGATGAGAGTATCGGGAAAAAATGATTACGTTCTAACAAAACAGGATGTTGATGATTATTCAAAAGATATGATAAAAAATAGTTTTAACGACGAAGAAGAAAATGAATTTAAATACTAAAGTAAACCTATTTTTAGGTATTCACGCCCAATTAAAGATATTTCATTGGCAGACAAAAGGATATGCTAGACATAAGGCTTTTGCTAAAACTAGAGACGAATTGGAAGATTTGATGGATAGTTTTATTGAAGAAGCGATGGGTAAATATGGTAGATTCTCATTAGATGAAGAAACCAAAACCATTGAATTATTTAACTTATCCGAATTGAAACCAATTGAAATGGTTGAAACGATATGTCAATCTTTTATTGGTTTTACTGAAGAATTAGACCCCGTTGATACGAATTTACTAAACATTCGAGATGAAATGTTAGGTTTATTCCAAAAATTAAAATATCTTTTAACATTAGAATAAAAAAATAGATAATAGAAATGATAACAAGAAACCAAGCACTTAGTGGAACAACTTCAACTAGAAATACATTAACATATATTGACCAGTTAATTACTGGGGCAACCCAACAGGGATTATATTACATCATAGTTTCGGAATCAAATATAGACGATTCTATGGCGACAGTAATAAGAACAAACGGATATAGAGTAGATAAGAGAAACAATTTCTTAGGTACTAATTACGATTATATAATTAATTGGGGGTAATAAAAATATTTTTTAAAAAAAATGAAGTCAGGTTTTGTAATCTGACTTTTTTTGTTTATACTTTACATAGATATATTTCTAAACAATTAAATTTTAAAAAAAATGAGTACATTCGAATCAGTACTAGCACAGTACGAAAAAAACAAACAAGTCGCAGGCGGCAACAGTAACAAGGTATCCCAAGAGGATAGAATGAAAAAGTATTTTACTACACTTTTACCAAAAGGTTCAAGAAGTGGTGAAAAACGTATCCGCATCCTTCCAACGGAAGATGGTAGTACACCATTTAAAGAAGCTTACTACCACGAGTTACAAGTGGATGGTCAATGGGTAAAACTTTATGACCCAAAACAAGAAGGTAAGCGTTCTCCACTAAACGAAGTTTATGAAGGTCTAATCATGACTGGAGTTGAAGCTGACAAGGTTTTGGCTCGCCAATATAGAGCTCGTAAATTTTATATTGTCAAAGTTATTGATAGAGAAAACGAACAGGACGGTGTTAAGTTTTGGCGTTTTAAACACAACAGTAAAGGTGAAGGTATTTTAGATAAAATCTTCCCATTGTTCAAAAATAAAGGTGATATCACCGACACTCAAAAAGGTCGTGATTTAATCATCACCCTTGGTTTAACCAAAGCGGGTAATGGTAAAGAATACACCGCAATTACATCAATTATTCCTGAAGATATTACTCCATTATCAAACGATAATGATACAGTAAATTCATGGATTAATGATGAATTAACATGGGCGGATGTGTATTCTAAAAAACCAGAAGAGTATCTTGAGATGATTGCTAAAGGTGAAGTTCCAAAATGGGATGTTGAAACTAAGAAATATGTTTCAAATCTTTCAGAAGAAACAACTTTAATGTCACCATCAAATTCTAAATTAGAACCTATCGTTGACATTGACCCACAGGACGATGCTGAGGTTGACGACGAATTGCCATTTTAATTTAATTGAGATTGGACACTTAACATAGACAAAGTGTCCAATCTCTTATTTCTTATTTACAAATTATTTACAAAATATATACAACATAGACAATGGCAAAAATAGTAAAGAAAGAGTTTAACTTCAAAGAGAAGTTCTCTACTAAAACAAAATACAAAGAAACTAACTTTTATTTTGCTGGTGACGCATTTTTAAACGCTTGTGGATTACCGGGTCCTGTTATGGGTGGTATTAATATGTTCTTAGGACATAGTAATTCATCTAAAACAACAGCAATGATA